GCTAGGGCTACTGCGCTTGCGTTGCTCATTGCATGGCTCCTGCTGTGTTAGGGATGAGGTTAGATTGTGGGGTGGGTTGAGGCGCTGCCATCGGTGTAGATCCACCCGGTGCAACTGGAGTTCCGCCCTGAAGTGGTGCGGGAGGCGAAAGTAACCCCATCGCGTCCCCGAGTTCCACATTGAACCGCTGCAAAAGCGCCAGACGGCTATCCGGTGCTTTCATGTACTCAGCGTAGTTGTAGTACTCCATGACCAATTGCTTAGCCAAGGTGAGATCATGCCAAGGTGCTTCTGGGCTCGTGTACTTCCCGTCGTCCAGCATATCCTCGAATATCTGATGCAATCGGTTCTCTGCGGCATTAGCCAGGTTATCCTGCATCTCGATATCAGGCATATTCATCATCCTTTGACCCGTGCGCGGGCTAACGAGGCCAGCCTGCATCATCTCTTGAACCTCGGATAGACGCCCTGTCAGATCTTCGCTGAGTTCACTCGTGGGGTAAGCCTTCAGCACGTATTGATCCGCCTCGAGATCGATATCCTTCCAGTCAATCGTTTGAATGAAGTTCGTGGAAGGGAATACTACCTCATAAGTCTTCGTCTCTTCACAGATGTCCTTCACCACGTCAATCGCTTGACGCACGATCTCGAGCGTAAATGCTTCCATCTCCTGACCCACGAAGAGGAAGCGGTCGTCCTCGATATTAGTTAGCGTGCGCATCGCCTTACCGCTATCCACGCCCAACGGACGTTCAGCCGCGGCAGAGAGCTGGCTAACCCCCTCTTGCCGGTATCCCTTGTCGATCAGCGAATCGATCCAGGCTTGTGTCTCGGGATTCGTGGCCGGAGGCGTGACATATTGCGGAGGCGTTCCGGTGTAGTGAACCAAGGTTCCAATATCGTTATTCAGATGCTGAGATACGACCTTGCTCCCGTTCTCGAGCAGCACCTTGAAGCTGCCCATCATCCAAAGAGAGCGCTGTTTCAAGATCATGCTCTTATTGATCTCGTATTGGATATTCGCCAGACGCTCGCAAGCTCCCTGCCCATACCATCCTAGCGGACGTTTTACATAGCGAAAGTGCGGGAACGGGAAATAGTCTTTGTCGTATTCTTCTTTGTAAGCATCGTTGCCAATGGTAACCGCGTGAACACCGTTGGTAGCGTCCTTCGAAGTCTTAAGCTTCCAGCTCTGAGACACTATGATCAGATCGGCAATCGTTCCCTGGCCGCCTAGGTCGAGATAAGATCCTGGCTCAACGTCGTCAATCGCCTTCTTCAGCTTCGGAAACATCTCTTTAGCGATGTCGCGATCCATAATCTTAACGTAATGAAGCTGGGTAGGCTTTGCCGTCACCCCCTCAATCTCATCGGTCCAGATCTCATGCGGTAACGTGCGCTCCACACAAGCCTTGTCATCCTTGCGGTAGACATGCACGAACCCGTCACCCCATATCCCTCCATCACAGAACGCATCGATGGATTTCTTATGCACGTCCTCGCCGTAACAGAAACCCTGTGCAAACTTGGTCAGGTCTTTAGCTTTCTTTTGCACGTTCCAGACGCCGCCGTTCGTGATGAACGTGGGCACAACCTTGTTCTTCGACATCTTGGCAACGAGCGTATCGATCACGCTCTGGCAGAGATTGAATGACACCCGGTGGTTCATGATGCTGGTAGACTTACCCGCGCCAGATCGAGACAGAGCAGACCCGAATACGTTATAAGATGTGGCGTTACCGTAAAGTCTAGTGCTCGAGATGAGTTGCTCAGTCCGGGAGGTCTGCTGCCATTGAAGATGCTTCAGCGTTGCAGCCACTGACTGCGCCAGCTCCTCACCATCCAATAGAAACCACCTATAGTTGATCTCGTCGCCGGCCGAGTTATCCCTAGCCTCGCGCGTGACCTTCCCTTTCGAGTCAGTCTGAGTCATCCCCGCCCTTGAAATCGTTTTCTTCTTGCTCATGCTCGGCCTTCTTCCTTGAGTTTTTCTTGATGTGCTGCCTTCTCGGCTTGGATCTCGTCGTACCTAGGCGTCGCATAGTACATAATCTCTTCTTCTGTTAGGTCATCGAATGCCGATAGCGGCTTAACGATCTCCTCAGCCTTCAGCTCGGGGACTGGTTCACTCGACTTAAACCCTGCTGACTTCATAGCCTCTGCAAACGATAAACTCATACCTTCCACCTTCAGCTCGTTAACCCCAAGTTCCTTAGCCTTCTCCATCACCTTGATCATTTCATCCGCCGATAAGCTCATGCGTTCCTTTTCTTCTGTAGGTAGTAACTCATTGTGGATGCATCGCTATCCATCTGAGATAGGTTGAAAATGTCTTCCTCGCGTTCATCGGCCTGCTGCTCTTGAATCTCTTTCTCAAGTCGCTCCTGCATCAAGACTTCCGTGTGCTTCAGATAGGCAGAACGATCGCGCAGGTTAATCTTAGGCTTCGCTGCTTCGCTGAGGAACTGATAGCAGAAGCGCCAGGCATAGAGTGCGGCGTCTGTGATGTGATTCGCGCAGCTGGGGTGCTCTTTACGAGGTAGCTTGATCTTATCGCCTTCCATTGTCCAGATGAGCTTGATGTACTCATCGACTAACGGCTCGCATGACTTGTTCAGCTTGATCTTAGATTGGATGAACTCGGCGTTCATGATCTGGATAAAGTCAGCCTTACCCGTCTTATCCGCATAGGTCAGGCTAATGCCATGCCTGCGCTGGATCTCCTCAACCGCTTGCTTGTTCGCTCCATCGATCACGACGCGAAAGATGTTGTACCTTTTCTGGTACTCTTTGATACGCGTCGCCACATCTGTAACGTCCATTTCGGTTTGTTTGAAACATTCCAGGAAATACAGAGTTGTATCGTTCTCATGGAACGCGGCCACCACAAAGGCGGATGGGTCGGGGTCGTAACCCAAGTCCACGCCGAGGACGTACTGCCACTCACCCACGCGATGTGTGGGAAGGGTTCCGTAGACGTTCCTCTCTTGATCAAACCGGTAGACCAGCTTATCTTCATCGATCACCCACTGGTTAAGATACCACTGCTTATAAAGCGGCGTTTCCATGAACGCAGGCCGGTTGATGCGGATGTCATCCAGCTCCTCTTGCCATTGCTTTGCAACGTAAGGGTTATCATGGGCTGACCACTCAAATAGCTTCCATCCTGGCTCTTTGCCCTGCGTGATGTCAAAGAACAGCCCTTGGGTGAGATTGCCAGACGTACCGAGGAGACAGATCGTGCCGCCCTGGTCGATGGTACCGGGCTTTAAAATACCGTAAATCATTCGCCTGAGGTCCACGCTAAAGCTTGCGGCCTCGTCAATGACTACGATCTTGTTCTTTTTTCCTAGGAGCTTCTCCATCTCAGTTTCATGCGTATCCGCTCCAGTAAGCCAGATGATAGACCCGTTCTGCGTTGTCATCGTGAGTTCAGTTTCATTCGGGACCATCTGGAGATCGTTTCTAATGTCTATGTCTTTAAGAACGTCCTTCCACAAGATGCCCTTAGCACTCATGCGGGTCAGGCCAATGTAGAGACAATTAACATTAGGATTCTTGAGTGCTTCTGATACGAGATAAAGACCGCCAGTATAGGACTTCGCTGCACGGCGAGTACAGAAGAGAGATTTAAGGCGAGATGGGTGCTCGATGAACTCCAGTTGCTTATCAAAGCAAACGGACGCGAGACTAAAGCTCTGGCTCTGCCCAGCGGCCACCGCATTAACCGCCTGGAGCACTTCCGCCTCCGTTAAGAGCATTCTTGGCCCTCACCATCTTGATATAGGTCAGCGTCTGGATATCCTCGTCTGAGAATTGATCGTGATCGCCTTCCGGTATCTTGCCGCACATAATTTCCATGATGGCTTGAAACGCCTTGGCGTCGCCCTCTTTCGCTTTGTTGATCACTCCCTGGATCATTTCCTCGAGCTGGAGTGGTTCGGGCCCGTTTAATCTCTTGGCGGCTTGCTCTGTGGTCAGCGATGTATATTGCTGCACTAACTTGATCAGCGCATACATGTTCTCTTTGCGGGCCGCGCGCACCTCCGCAGGTAAGATGCTCCAACCCTTCGGATTTCCCGATTGGCCGGGCTTGAACTGAGTGGGGACTAACTGAGAGTGTGTCTTTTCTGCCACAGGTTACCTGCGTCATGCGTGTGGTCAGGTTATTTTTGCGCGTTTTGGGATTCTTCGGAGCTCATACCTTTTCGCTCCTGTACAACAATTAACTCAACGCCCTTGATATTGCTCCACGGCAGTAGAATCTCCCGCTTCGTTTTCTTGCTCGTCATCTTCACCCCGACTGGAGTGACCTCGAGTTCCGCATCTTTGCTGTTCACGGTTTGCTTGGATCCGATGAGGTCAAGGCCTGCATAGAGCTGAACGACTTTAGCTAATACTTTGGGCATTTTCTTCTCCTGGGTTAATGGTCAACTTCTTGAACAGACTAAACGGGTTGTAGGTGAGTTCTCGGTGCTCGTTTAAAAGCTCTGCTACGCATCGGGTGCGGTGGCTATACTCGGTGGTAGTCTTGAGTGCATGTTCTAGGAGAGAGGCAGCAATGCCTAGCTCTCTAAATGCTTCTTTTACGAAAACGTAATGGATTGTGGATGGGTCATAGACTGCGTAGCCATAGATCACGTTCTCGTCGTTCG